CTTCGACAAGGCTTCCTCGATACCGGAGAGCAGGTCATCACTCATGAGGATGCCGTTCGCGTCAACAGCGCCGTTCAGCGTGCCGTACAAAGACCGGCAGGTCAGAGATGCGTACCGCTTCTTCCTGTCCAGGTTGATCGTCTCATCCTTGCTGTTCGTCGCGGCCAACTGGCTATTCGGAAAAATCTCATGCCACCTGTAGGTCGCAGGGTCATTCAGTATCTCCAGCACACCATTGTAAAAAGCGTTCGTGATCGTGTCCGAGTATGCGCAGTACAGGTTTGCCTTTTCCGAATCCCTGCCCATCGTCCACGTCATGTAGAACATGAGCAGCGACGTCTTTCCACACCTCGGCGGCATCGAGATAAAGAGCTCATCCAGATTATCGTCCGCCAGCGCCTGTAAGCCGTCCACCGCCGCCTTAAGCTGCTTTCTCCGCGGCATATAGAACCGCTCCTCTGGTTTCCTGTTCCACTCCAGAGCGATCAGGTAGCTGTCAAAGTCCCTGGTAGCCAGCCAGTCATATATCTCCCTCGCGAGCTCATATGCCCGTGCATCACTCCTGACCGCCTTCAGCGCACAGGCTCTCGCCCTCTTCGCCAGATCAATGTCGTCCAGATTCCTCGCCATGTCGAACAGATACCCGATGTTCGTCATGTTCGTCAGGTCTGACGCCAGTATCCGCTCCACCAGCTGTTTACTTTCCATGCTTTTCCCTCCAAAAATAAACAGGGCTGTGATTCCTCACAGCCCATCGGCTCTTCCCTCCCCCATCCAGGGAGGGGCTTTTTTTATAATAGATTTCTGTTAATCCTGCGCTTTTTCTATTCCAGAGAATTTTTGCGGATTTCCGCATTTTTTTCACGTACCAGGGGCTTCCGCGCCTACCGGCCTGTGGTTATCGCTACCAGGACGAGTCCCAGGAGAACGAGGAACAACATCGCCGGAAGGGAGAATTGGGTATGGTTTACACGCCTGCGTTGCTTACGAGCTTTACGTGCTTCCCGTTCGGCGCGTTCCCGACGCTCTTTGTCGCCGAAGAGTACCCAGTAGTCGAACCCGTCCTCATCCAGTGCTGCTTCGTACCAAATCAGGTCGTCAATCGGATCGTCCTTGTGCCGTTTCATGCCACCACCTCACTTCAGAATCGGTTCGTGAGCACCTTTCACCCATTCACCGTCTTTGCCGTAGTGGTACCAGCCCTCATAGGTCTTGCGGTTGTTAACAATGCTCTGTACTGAACTCACCCAGAAGGGCTTTCCACTCCTTGTCACATAGCCCTCAGAGTTCAGGGTATTCGCTATGTCAATCAGAGTTGTCCCTTTATCCCGCAGTTCAAATATACGCCGGACCACTTTGGCCTCGTCCTCGTTAATCACCAGGTTGCCGTTTTGGACTGAGTATCCTACCGGAGCTCTTCCGCCGCTGTAGCCACCCTGTGCTGCTTTGACTTTCCTGCCACCGGATGTACGCAGGTTGATGTTCTGACGCTCGATCTGAGCCATAGCTGCCAGCATGGCTTCCAGGATAGGCGCGTACGCACCAAACATTCCGAAGTCCTCGGTAACACTGATGACGTCGATGTTCTTCTTGCGCAGCTCATTCCTGTACGCGAAGTAGATGTAAATGTCCCTGGCAATGCGGTCAGACTTTGCAACAACAACAGCCTCATACGGAGGATTGGTGACGTCACCGTAGACGATCTGGTTGAAAGCAGGCCTGTCATCCGAGGCACCGGAGATGCCCTCGTCAGTGTACCAGTCGAGAATGTTGAGCTCGTTCTTGGCACAGTAATCAATGATCATCTGGCGCTGTGATTCAAGACCGAATTTATCTTCCCCGGTCTGCCCGTCAGTTGAAACCCTAAGATACGCGACTACGTTTTTCATGTGATCAACTCCTTCTGTACACATACTATATCACGTATACAGAAACTAGTCAACCGGTTTCTGTATTTTTTTTATATGCCTTTTTTCTTTGGCGTGTGGTCTGGCCGCTAACCCCCGTGCTCCAGAACGCGCCCCCATTTTGCCCCCATGCCCCAAAACAATTCTCGGCCGCGCACGGTATGCGGACACGATCAAAAACAAAAACCGATTGAAAAGGGTTTCATGATCCAATACGAAGGTAAAAGAAAATACAGTTATTCAAGATTTTATTATTGATAATTACAGTTAATTGAATATAATAGTAACTGTAAACAGTAACATTAACCGTAAACGACAAAAGGAAGGAAGGCAAAACACCATGACTAAAAAAGAGATTTACGCAAGCTATAACATCGAATACAAAAACGGAAAAATTCTTTCCCCTATAGGCTTTATCAATCCTCTTTTAAAGGAAGGCAATAGCAAGGTAGGCAAACACTGCTATACATTCTCCATGCCTGCGGGAACAAATGGTACTTGCGTTTGTAACTGCAAAAACTGCTACGCTTTAACAGGATTCTACTGCATGAAATCGGTTAAAGAGTCCTTGAAACTCAACCAAACAATTATTGAAAATCATCTAGACTTTGCACACCGTGCGATTCAAGCGCAAATCATCGCGGACAAAATTGAAATGGTGCGGATACATGCGGCGGGCGATTTTAAAACGTCAAATTCTACCGAATACGCGCAATTATGGAAAGACATTGTAAAAGACAATCCTGCCGTTAAGTTTTGGACGTATACGAAAATGAGCGAATACGAAAACATGTTTGACGATTGCCAAAACGCTAATATCGTGCCGTCCGTCCTGCCGTTCAATTTAGGTTTCAATTTCGGGACGTGCGAACAACTGCTAAAGATGTATGAAACCATGCGGAAACATGGGATCACGCCGCATATTTGCGAATGCGGCACGAATGACGCGCACCATTGCGAAACGTGTGCAGGATGCAGCATTAATAAATACGTGCTGTTTATCCTGCACTCTACAAAGGAATACGACGCCAAAAAAGACGAATTGTTACCAAAAGTTGCCGCCATTGTAGAGGCACAAAAGACGGCGTAAAACCCTATTTAAGTGCTTTTCCCGCCGTGCTTATACACATCTCATATAGGCACGGCGGGAAAGCCTACAAAAAGCGATTTAAGGAAGGATAAACCATGATTCAAGTATTATCAATCATTTTCATTAGTTACGCCGTTCTCAAACTTGAAAAGTCAATCTTAAAAGTCATGGCCTAACACAAAAGGAAGGAAAAGACAATGCGTAGATTTTTTGATACCGAAACCCGCGAAACCATAACCGAAACGGAATTAAAAGCGATATTCGACGAATTAAAAAACGACGATCCCGAAACCTATGATTACAGCTTTGCGGACTATATCCGCAATTGTACGGACAAAAACGGCACACTGATTCAAATTACGGAAAGCACCATAAAAGCCGATATAGAGGATATTATAACCGAAATGATCGACAATGGAGAAGTTACGTTTTCAGAAGGCAACACGATAATCCCATTTATAGACGATTGTCTAGATGAAATACTTTCAAGATTCGAAACCTACGGAGATTATAGGATGACGGATATTCATTCCATCGTATTAGACACGATTGATGTATATCGTGATTTAGGGATCATAGAGGGATAAAACCCTCTTTTCCTATGGATCACGACTAATGAAAGGAGAACATACCATGCTGCACGACGGAAGTAAAGTAATAATCAAAAATCAGAAATTCATTGAAAGCCTGGAAATCAACGATTGCGTCGGTTTTGAGGGCGAAGACGATTCCATGCTGCCATATATAAAAAACCTTGCAAGCCGTATCGGAGAAATAGAAGACGGTTATTTTGATGAATATGATGCCGTTTGGGTAAACTTTGGCGGAGAGCTGCTAGTTGTTGTGCCGAAAACTGACCTGGAAGAAGTAGCATGAACAATCCTGCCTACTAACTGGAATTTTGAGACGCTACCGCCTACTAGCTGGGTTTTTGAAAACCGCCCCGCCTACTACTGGGATTTTGAAAGGAGCTTTGCGATGACCATTTACGAATTCGTCGAAACCCTGTTTGATGAGCACCGTCTTTACAACCCTAACGATTATATGACGGTAGAGGACGCCGCGTATGACCTGGAGCAGTTCCGCGCCGAAAGCTGGGATTTTATACCCGATGACATCACACCGGAAGTATACGCCGCCCATTGGAATTTTCTAGTGAAGCAGGACGCCGACAGCCGCCTGTAAGCTGGGATTTTGGAACTGCATAGGGGCTGGGATTTTGAAAGGAGCTCAACCAATGACAGACAGAACACTGCAAGCCTATTGCGACCGCAAAAGGTGGACCATTGACAACCTCAGCGTCATCCATCTGACCCGCGCACAAGCCAATTCTGAGCGGTTGCATGGTTACCTGGAATTTTCAATCCATGATGCCGGACGGCATACGCTCCTCGTACAATCGGACAGCGGCACCGTCCTGCTGCTGGAGGGAAAGCACTTTGTGATCGACTGAATCTGGGATTTTGAAAACCGTTACCGCCTACCACTGGGATTTTGAAAGGAGCTAACACCATGCTGACAAAAAACGACATTCTGGAATACATGAACCTCTACGGCAAGCGTGCCGCTGCTGACCTTCTCCTTCTCGCCGGACCGGATGGTTACGACGATGACTTCAACGCCATGATGGACTATCTTGAAGCACCGGAATACAAAATCTGACATCCCCCTGGGAAATTGAAACGCCGCCTTGGAATTTCCAAGGCGGTTTTTCTGTGTCCTGCTGGGATTTTCAATCTACCTCATAGTCAGCTTCGGGGTCCGGCAGGCGTTTTGCAATCTCATCCGCCGTCAGCGGTGCCGTGGAATTTTCGGAAGGTGTTATGGTGATCTCCTGCCGGTCAGCCATGCCATAATAGTTCTTGCTGCGGAAAATGTACGCCGCTGGGTTTTTCATCACCGTTTCGGCCATTACAGCGTCAACATTATGCATCATTTCAATGGCCTTTTTGGCGATCACGGCGGTGGTCATACCAGGCTCAGGCTCGTCATCAAAGCCTTTTCGGCGACCCGCCGCCCAATCTCGAAACGTTGACGATGTATACCCGCAATACAGTGACATCTCTTCGAC